ACCTTTCTGGTTGGAGACTATTCATATATACCTTAAAATACATTCCTTCATTGTCCGCACTTAATTTAGTAAATTGAGTATCAAAAGGTATTATTATTTCTTCTGTGTGGGCGTCTCTAATACTATAATAAGATGATGTTGTAAAATAACCTACATCTAAGTAATTAGATGATGTAACAAATGATCTATTCGGGTATTTATCTCTTACATGAATTTTTATTTTAGCTATATCGTTTTTATTATATTCTTTTTTATTACTATATAATGACACATTTAAATCACCACTTGTTTTAGCACTTCCTGTAGCTGTATCTATAAATAATGAATCATCCCATTTAAAAGTTAATCGTGGTGGGTAGATTGTATGTGTGTCAGCTGAAAAATATTGTAATTCACCATTACTACTTGATACATTTTCTTCTATAGAATCAGAATTTTTAATTATAAAACCATAATTAGTAATTCCATTAGGGTATATTTGGGATGCATATAAACTAGCACTAAATTTTTGCACAATTGATGTTACATTTACATCTAAATCTAATAAATCAGCATTAGAAAAAGATTGGCTACTTTTAAAAGCACTACCTGTATACCATACGCCTCCACCTTGTGTAATTGAAGAATTACCTATAGAACCTGTTGTAGCTACAGCAAAACTAGATGTTGTCCATTTAGTTTGGGTTATATTATTATCTCTATAAACCCATGAAGATCCATTAGATGAAGTTGGTAAATTTGAATATCTACCTGTTCCTTCATTCCATGATTGTGATACAGCAAATATTTCTATTGATTGTTCTTGAGATAAATTTTTATGTTCTGTAGAAAATAATTGTAAACTAGCAGTAAAATTATTAGATTTATTTATAGCAGTTTGGATATTTGTATTTGAAAATTGGAGGAGAATTCTTGAAGGGTAATATAAAGAATTAGTTGAACCTTTTTCTTTAACTAATTCAAGTATTTCATCATTACCTGTATTGAGAGTATCTCTATCAGGGTGGCTGTATATAGTTGTGTCTTTCTCAGGAAATATAAAGTAATATGCCATTTTAGTATGTTGTTACGCGTCCGTTAATATCTTGGTTTGGGTATTTTAATTCAAAAATACTTGGATCTAATGATGGGTATATTACACCATTTTTTGTAGCACCATTAAAATCGTATTTATATTGAGAATAACCTAATGATAACCCATTTTTATTTTCTAATTTTATCATTTCAACTGTTTGTACACCTTTTACACCCGCAATTAAATTAGATATCTCGGATATAATAATGGGTTGATTGATTTGCCATTTATCTATATTAAAATAATCTTTTAATTCAGATATACATTCTAATATAACTTCAGTATTATTATAATTTTTATAAGCAGTTATTTCAAAATCTAATTCAAAATTAATTACAAATGCATCTTTAATATTAATAGCATCTGTTAACATTCTATATTGTTCTAAGTAAGTAACTAAATTAGTTTTAGTAGCTTGATTTAAAGTAGAAAGATGTTTATTTGAATTATATCCTAAAATATATAAATTTAGTGCTAAAGGATTTGGTATTCTATCTGATTCTGTGATTAAAGGGGATATTTGATCATCTTGTGTTATGTAAGCTTTTGCTACTCTACCAAATTTAGGAGGTAAAGATAATGTTCTTATAATATAATCTTCTTTAGTTACAGTTCTTTGTTGAGTAGAAAAATTAGCCATTGTATTTAATCTAATATCTTCTATTGAATCGCCTGCTCCTCCCCCTGTAGCAGATTCAGGATTTGTACATGTTACTGAGGATTTTACATAATTTAAAAGATTATTATTTAAATTAGGTTTATTTATAGTATTTAAAGTTTCTATATTAGTTATAGTATTTGACTGAACATTAGATTCTAATCCTCCTCCTACAACATAAGTAATAGTTAGTGTTGTATTGGCAGGTGCTTGTCCATAAGATTTAGTAAATAAAAAGTTTGATGGATCATAAGCTACATCTAATTTAGATCTACCATCTTTAATTCCTAAACCTATATTATCTGGGTTAGGAATAATTTCTTCATCTGCTTTATCACTATTACCGGCTCCAAATTGGATTTCTAATTGGTTATTAGTTTTAAATCTAGTAATATACCTTCTTGTTGATTTTCTTAATTTAAGGAGAAAAGGTGTTTGTTGATTATATTGATTTAATTCAGAATCAATTGCTCCTGTATTTTCTACTTCATCAAAAATTGTATCTTGTGCTAAATATGGAACTTCAGACCAATTATTACCCTCACTATCTACTATTGACTCAATTGATATAATATTATTATCAAATAATTCTAAAGTTTTAAATCTTTCAGCTGCCCCTATAGTAAATGTTTGAGTTTTAGTTTCGCCTGAAATAACTTTTGCAGATTTTTTTAGTAAAAAATATGCTGGATTATTATTAGTATCATAAGAATATACAGATACTGCTGTTGGGTTAATAGAAGATGAAAAATTAAAATTGACTTGGTTATTTAGATAAAATTTAGGTCCCTCTATAGATTCAAATATAGAATTTTGTGATATTTTTAATGCATAATTAAAATCAGGATTATATACCCCATTAGAAAGTTTTGATGGAATTAATTGAAATATATCTAAATTAGTATTAGATGCTACAGTTACTTTAGGTTTATAACCCATAGCATAAGCCATATTATATAAATTTTCTTTTTCTTGAGCTAATGATAAAAATGATTCACGTAATTGTGTGTCAGTATAAAATGATAAAACATCACCAACATATGCTGCCATTTCAAGAAACATCATTCCTGGGTTTCCTTCACTAAAATCATTAAAGTTATCTGGAAAATAAACTTCAGCAAATTCTATTAATTGGTTCTTATAAGAATTAAAATCTTTATTAAGATATTTTACATCCTTATCTTGCGTTTTATTTGATACTTTATTATAAGCCATTTTTATATATTATTAACCATTCCCACGTGGGAAGTATGATGAATTAAAATTTAATTGGATAGCATCTTTAGACCCATCTAAATTAAAACTATATGAAATTACAATAAATAACTTATACTCATCTTCTAATTGGTTAAAGATTACATCTGATAAAGTAATAACTGGGATGTAAAATTCAATTTGAGTATTGATTTTTTCTTTTAATATTTCTACATTTAAGTTAGGTTCAAATAATAATTTTTTTAATCCTACACCAAAATTAGGTTCATTTACACGTTCGCCTGGCTCAGTTAATAATAAATTAATTAAATTACTTTTAACTTGTTCTTTAACAGTTTGAGTACCTTTAAACATATTAACTTCATCAAGAGGAAAAGCAACCCCAATAGTAACATTTTTGTTAATATCTAAGGGACTAATTCTTCTATTTCCGTTAATGTATGCCATTAGGGTCTATGATTTTTCTTTTTATCTATAGCTCTCATTAATTCACGATAATCTCTATTTACTACATTTGAAACTTCAGTAGGCATTGGTGCTTCTGGAATTAATGTTGATTCAAGATTTGTATTACCTTGAGCTGTTTCATTTAATAAACTATTTAATGCACTATTTGATGTAAATTGCTGAGAAATAGATTTTTTACCTATAATTTTTTCTTTTAAAGAAGTTTGTACATTTGGAGGAATTGGCGTACGTTGTATTTGTTGTTCTACAATTGTAGGTTTTAATTCCTCACGTAAATCTTCTTTAAGTGTTTTAATTTCACGTCGAAGAGCATAATCTATTTCTTCTCTTACTACTTTTCTAATTAATTTTTCGAAAACTGTTGCTTTCATATTAAATAATGTTTGTTAATAAATATAATTAAATTAAGCAATTCTATATTGAATTACTTGAGACTTAGCATTGCTTATTCTTTCTATAGTTCCTGGGGATAATTCATCTAAAGGAATATCATTTATATCTATAGGAGGGTCTATATTTTCATTTATATATTCTTCATCTTTCAAACCTGTATTTAAATTATCACACATTAATTCATATTTTACATAATACGCATAAAGTAAATCACTAATAGATTTGATTTGATTTTTTATTAATGTTATAAAAGTTAATATTAAAGTTAAAATTCCCGCAGGTATTAATACTGCTTTGGTTATTTTATTAATTTTCTTTTTAAAAACTTTAACCGAATTTTTTATTTCTTCAACTCTATCTTTAGATTTATCTATAAGGTCTTTTAATTTAACAGTAGTAGCACCATCAGCTGCAGGACCTTTTAGAAAATTAATTCCTACTTTTGCTACTTGAACTACGGTATTAAGAACTGGGATTAATGTATTTAATGTTAAAAATATTCCTTCAATAATTAAAACTATTTCTCCTATTTTAGTTAGTTGTTCTTGTAATTTTTGTAATTTTTCTTGAGATCTTGCAGCAATATTTTTTAAATTATTAAGTAAATTTTGCATTTTACTGTAAATAAAATCTATTCTTTCTCTAATTTCAATACTACATACTAATTCAGGACCTCTAGAATTAATTTCATCCATTACCATTTGTCTAATGGTATCCTCAGTAGGGATTTTTTGTTTTATTTCAATTACTTTTTTATTTGCTTCTTCTTTTATCTGAGGAGCTACTTGATCTAATATATTATTAGTTTGTTGTACTAATGATATTATTGCTCTTGTTGCCATATTATACAGTTTTAACTTGTTTACTTAAATTTTCTTTAAATAATTTTCTTAATTTATCTATCTTCCTTTTACGACGTTCAATAGCAAGATCATTAATTGAAGATGGGGTTGTGATACCCCCAGGGGCTATATAAGTTATTTCCCCCTCAATCATATCTAATATATCATCTAATATATCTAATAAACCTTCTGTTAAATCATCCCCAATCATCCATTCTTGCATTTTATGACCTAAAATAAGAGGTTCTGTAGGGTAGTCTCCATTTTTTAAACCAAAATAGATATTAGGTGAATTTATTATAAATTTACTATTTTCGTCATCACTAGTATCAAAATGGAAACTTCCGTTAGTACTAAAACCAATGGCTTTATCTGAGAAAAGTAATATTGAATCTTCTTTAGCATTAAATACTAAACGGTCAGAATTAATTATTACTTGTTTTCCTTGATATATATTAGGCTCGTCTGGTATATAACTCATAAT